CACCGACTACAAGGTGCGGTACACCGACGGGCCGCTGTCGCTCCTCGTCTTCGACACCGACGAGTCGCCCGACTACGGCACCGTCGACATTACCTACACGTGCGGCTTCGGCAACGCCGTGCCGCACGACCTGATGCAAGCCGGCATCGCCCTGGTCGCTCACTGGTACACCAACGTGGAGGCGGCGGCCCCGGTCGACCTGCGGCCCGTGCCGTTCTCGGCCGAGGTCATCCTGCAGGCTCGTAGCGTGCGGAGTGCCCTGCGATGATCGCCTGCGGCCTCCTCAACACCGTCGTGGGCATCATGCAGCCCACCGACACCACCGACGCCCTCGGCCGTCCAAACCCGTCCTGGGCGACCAAGACGTACGTGCGGGCCGAGGTCCGCGACGTCGGGGCCGTGGAAGGCGAGTGGGGGGGCGGCCCGGCCGTCATCCGCACCTTTGACCTGGTCTGCCGCTGGCCGACCCTGCAGCGCTACGGCGTCACCGAGCGGTGGCGGGTGGCGTTCAACGGCCGGGTCTGCAGCATCGTGGCCATCCAGGACATGAAGAACAAGCACCGCACCGCCATCGTCCGGGTGGTGGAGGTGGTCGAGTGATCGAGAAGGCCGTGTACTCGATGCTCACGACCGGCACACCCGGCACGGCCCTCAGCACCGCCGTCGGCGGGCGGATCGCCCTCGGCTCGAGGCTCCAGGCCGAGGGCCTCCCGTGCGTCTACTACGACGTCACCTCCGACGAGACGGCCGTCATCGGCGCCCGCAAGGCCATCGCCACGGTCGAGGTGCGGAGCATCTCGGACGAGCCCGGCGACGCCCTGACCAACGCCGACCTGGTGCGTACCGCCGTCGAGCGGACGGGCACCTTCGCCAGCGTCGCAGTCAACAGCGTGATTTACAAGGGCCGCACCCTCGACACCATGGCGGTGGGCGAGGGCGACGAGCACCGACCATCCATCGCGGTTTCCACCTTCGAGGTGTTCTATGGCTAACTCATCTGCCCTGTCCGCGGCAAGCGTCGCGGGCGTGTCGCTCTTCGTGGAGTCGTCAAACGTCACGGCCTCCCGCACGGTACTGCCCATCACGTCGCTCGGCGACAGCTGGGAAAAGAACCAATACGGGGTCGCCCGCGTTTCCGGCAGCATCGAGGTGCTGTACGACAAGAGCGACCACGCCGCCATCGTCGACGCGATGGAGAACGCCACCGGCGCAGTGGCTTGCGTATTCACCTGGAACACCTCCGAGACCTGGACGGGCAACGCCTTCATCACCGAGGTCAGCGCGAGGGCATCGACCGATGACCTGGTCAAGGCCACCATCAGCTTCGTGGGAGATGGCACTTGGACGATCTGACCCGGGCGCTGAAGGGCCAGCCGAAGCCCATCCAGTTCGCGGGCGTTGCCTGCGAGCTGACCCGGCCGACTGTCCTGGACGCGGTGGTGCTGGCCGACTTCGTGGCCAAGAACCCGGGCGAGGACCTCAAGGCGTCCGCCTGGCTGCTCGCCCGCCACCTGCACCGGGACGGCAAACCGGTGTTCGCCACGCTCGAGGACGCGATGGCCTGCGACTGGAACGCGGTCAAACCCCTTCTGGAACAGGTGAACGCCCTGTACTCCGAAGGGGGAAACTAGGTCGGGACGCGAGACGGCTCCTAGCCGCGTCCTGCAATCGGATGGAGCTGACGACGCCGCTGGCGGTGGCCAACGGCATCAACGCCACGGATTGGGACGAGGCACGCAAATGGCTAGACCAACACAGGGCGTCAGCTTCACGATCAAGCCGACCGATACCGTGCTCCTCAACAGGGCGCTGAACGACGTTGACCGCAAGATCCGGTGGGACACCATGAAGGTGTACCTGCGGGACTGGGCCAAGGCGACCAGGCGGACGATGAAGAAGTTCGCCCCGAAGGCCAAGGCCGAATACAACCGCTACCGCGAAGAGGGCATCAACACCCCGCGGAACGGCGCGAACACCGGGACCATCGTGGCGGTCGAGCCGGGCGGCATGCTTCGTCGCTCGATCACCTACCGAGTCAAGCGGTACAAGCGGGGCCGGGTGATCTGGGTCGGCGTCGGCGGCCAAATGCCGACGGGCGGTGCATTCTTCCCGGCGGGCTGGCGTGGGCGCTTTCCAGAAGTGGGGGCCTACAACAAGATCCACAAGCGAGTGCTGGGCCGCACCCGCTACCGCTCCAAGGCATGGGAAGCCGTGCGGATGTACGGCGAGGAACAGATCCGTGAGGCGGCCAAGGCGGCCATCCGTGCGGGAGGGTTCCGCACATGAGCCGCAAGGTAGGCCTGAACGTCGCCCTGAACCTGAGCACGCAGAATTTCTCCAACAGCCTGAACAAGGCCAAGGGGGACATGAATAAGTTCTCGGCCGACATCAAGCGGCAGAACGAGGTGCTGGGCAAGCTCGGCATGGCCGGCCTGGGCCGGGGCTTCGGGATCGCCGGCGGTCTGGCCGAGGGCTTTGCCATGGGCGGCGTGGGCGGCGGGGTCGCGGCCGTCGCGGCGCCCATCGCCGCGCTCGCGGGCACCATCATGTTTGTCGAGAAGCTCAACGAGTTCCGGCGCGAGAGCGTCAGGGCCATCGAGCAGTTCAACAAGGACATGTCGGAAGGCAAGATCGGCAAGCTGATCACCGACACGCAAAGTGGGTTCGTGCTTGAGGCCAGCAGGCAGCAGGCCGTCGAGGGCCCCGGGGTCATGGCGACGTTCATGCAATCGCTGTCAACGATGCAGGGCGGGCAGAACTTGTTGCTCGGTGCAAAGGGTGCAGCGGCAGCCGTCGGGAACCTCCTCGGCCAGATCCTCGAAGATCCAACCAGACTTATGCCCATCAACGCAATGCGAGGCCAAGGGCTTGATCTTGGCCAGGCAAACGCGGCTTTCGACGTTGGCATGGCCCAGAACACCGCACAGGCTCAGGTGTTCGACGCTCAGCTGCAGGAACTCAAGAACATCCGCGCCGCGATGGAGGGCAACTGATGGCCATTCAAACCTCCAGAATCTCCGCCAGCATGGACGAGTCGGCGGGCCGCCTCGTCGAGAAGTGGATGGTGTGGGACACCGCCGGGACCTCGACGTACGGGCCTGAATCCGTCCTGGTCGACCTGCGGGCGCTGACCTCGCCCGCGGCCATCACGACGGGCCTGTACCCACGCAAGACCTACGCCTCCGCATTCAGTCAGGCCACCCTCGCCCAGACCATGCGGCTCCGCGACATCTCGGTGCAGATGGTCAACGCCAGCTCGGGCTGGATGGCCGAGCTGACCCTGACCTATGGCACCCGGTACACGCTGCGGCGGGACTCGGCCACGGCGGCCAAGGCACTGCTGCCGGTGAACCGGAGCGTGCAGCCGAGCACCAGGTCGATGGCCATCTATCGGGACATCGCCAGCACGTCGGCCCCTCCGACCGGCACCACGCTCGAGAGCAGCGCGGACATCGGCGGCACCAAGCTGGACGAGGCAGGCAACCCCGTGATGATCCCCGCGCCGCAGGTCACGGTGTCGCTCGTCTCGGTCATCGACTCGTTCCAGACGGACCTGACCGCGTACGACACCGCTTGGTTTACGCACGGCATGACCCTCAACAACGCCGCGTTCTTGGGATTCCCGGCGTACAGCTGCCTCCTCACCGATGTCGGATTCCAGCACCTCGACGACGAGTACTACACCGCCCGCATCACGTTCCTGCACGACGTCTGGTACTTCTTCGACCAGGTCGCCAAGCGGGACACGGACGGCCGGATCAAGACCGACACCACCAACGGCCAGGCGTCCGACGTCCGCTGGAAGCGGGCGAACGTCGACGCCACCAACTGGAACGCGAGCACGCTGTTGCCGACGGGAACGTGGGCCTATGACCGCCTGCTCAAGGCCGAGTTCGGGGTGACCCCGTGAGAGGGATCCGCACGGCGATGGTCGAGGGCGATCGCCTTGCGGCGTCGACGTTCGACCGCGCCAACGCGGGGTTCTCGACCGCCCGCGAGCTCGAGAACTTCCGCACGGGCATCGGCCCGATCGTCGGACAGATCGTCATGCACACGGTGGTGACGGCGGACCTGAAGTGGAAGTACGAGTGGACCGAGGTGCGGATGACCGCGTCCAGCACAAGCGTGGCCACCAAGACCAACGGCATCGCCTACGCCCGCGCCGGGTACGCGTACAACCTCAACGAGCTGGCGAACACGACCACGAGGTGGGCTCCGCTCGGCTCTCCGAGCAACGTACCCGCAGGCTTCAAGGTGAAGCCGAT